GAGGAAAATCCGGATGAAGATAAACTGCGTTTTTTCACAGGGGGAACTGAGCAACTCGTGATTGATTCAAATGGAAATTTAGATGTAAAAGGTGTATTAAAGGTAAAAGGTTTTATTTCCGAACATAAAGATATTATTGAAAAAACAATTTATGGTGGGGAAAATGGTACAGAACTAATTGTCTCTGCTAAATATGGGCTGTTCGATGTTGTATATGGGGATAATGAATACGATGTGAATGGTTATACATTACCCATTAAAGCTTATCCCGGAGCAGTATTACAATTTAATTTATCGGATGTTAGCGTCGCAACAAAGATTGTTACAGATGCGGGATTGGACCCATCAGGATTAGTATTTGTGGATAATAATAATACTATTACAAGTGGAAATGGTAGTGGTTATACAACCGGAACATTTATATGGCACGTACCATTCGATGCTGTTGGTAATTATAAATTACAAAACGCTGGAAATGCTAATGAAAATCATCCTATAATAATTACACCATTAAATAGTGATATAAGTTCTAATAATGTTGTGAGTAATAATATTACTGCTGTTAATTTAAATTCAAATAATGCGACAATTACTACTCTTGGTTCAACTGATATAAATACTACAAATGTAAATGTAACAGCGTCAGGATATATAATTATTGGTTCAACAAATGTTTTAAGTAAATTAAATACAAACGCAAATAGTGTTAGTATATTAGAGCCAAATTGTTTAAATAAAATAGAAAAAAAACTAATTTATGTTTACGTTAGAGCAAAAAGTGGAGAAAATCCTTATAATGGACAAGGTTCCGGAAGTTGTTATTATTTTAAGACCGATGGCAATGAGTTTGAAAGTCCAATATTACAACTCACAACAGGTCTTACATATAGGTTTAACCAAGAAAATGGAACAAATAGTGGTCATCCTATTAAATTTTATGAAACAGTTGATAAACAAAATGAAATTTCTTCTACAAATACACCCGGTACAAACGAGGGTGTAACAGAAATAACAATTACACATTCAACAAAACAAATACTTTATTACCAATGTGGAGCACATGAATATATGGGAAATATCGCATATGTTACAGGTAGTTTGAATTTAACAGACATTAGTGTCAATGAAATATCAGGGAATCATATTGAAGCAAATCATATTGAAACAATAGATTTGAGCGCAAATGATATGTCGGGAAATAATGTTTACGCTAACAAAATAACTATAACTGGTGATTTAAGTGGTAACAATGCTAGACTCCATGATGTTAGTGTAAACCGTTTATGGATTGGTGATATTGAAATGATTGGTCATGTAATGGGTAACCTTTCAAATCCTGTATCTGTTGGTACTTTGGGTGGTAATTTTGTAGTTGCTGGAGATATGAGCGGTAATGATGCCAGCTTTAATGTTGTTGATACATCGCAATTAAATATATCCAATTCTTTTTTGAATTTGGGTTCGGGGGGTGCTGGTGATTTAAGATATGATTCAGGCAAATTTCAGGGTCATAATGGAACAAAGTGGATAGGGTTAGGTGGTGTTATTTCTGATAATGAAAAAGTAACTATTACCGCACATGACAGCAATGGTTTACAATTTTATACAGATAATGCGGGAACAAAAACAGAAAGAATGTCTATATTGAATAATGGTACTGTTAAAATTGGCAGCATAACTGATGTTGAATCGGTAATAAATAGCAAAGCAGCGACAACATATGTGGATAATCAAATAGCTGGTTTAGTTGACAGCGCACCAGGAGCATTGGATACGCTTAATGAATTGGCCGCGGCTTTGGGTGATGATGCGAATTACGCAGCAACAGTTACTACTAGTTTAGCTTCAAAACAAGCAACTATTACTGGCGCCGCTTCAGAAATAACATCCAGTGATTTAACTGCTTCAAGAGCATTAGTTTCTAATGGTAGTGGTAAAATAGAAGTTTCCGCAATTTTAGCCACTGAATTAGGTTACTTAGATGGTGTAGGAAGTTCGATACAATCACAAATAAATTCTAAACAAGCAACGATTAGTACCAGTAATAGATTAAGTGCTACCTTAATAGGGTCCAATGGCAATGTTTCAAACACCGAATATGGTTACTTATACGGAGTTACAAGTTCGATACAATCACAAATAAATTCTAAACAATCAACGATTAGTACCAGTAATAGATTAAGTGCTACCTTAATAGGGTCCAATGGCAATGTTTCAAACACCGAATATGGTTACTTATACGGAGTTACAAGTTCGATACAATCACAATTGGGTTCAAAAGCACCACTTGCGAGTCCATCATTCACGGGAACAGTTAGCGCTGGAGATATGACTTTAAATGGGAGTGGTAACACAACTCTTGTTGTCAGTAACTCTTCTACAGGTAGAGCAACAATGAAATTATTAAGTCTCAATAACGACGCAACTGATTTATTTTTTGGTTCCAATAATGATACAAGATGGTCTTTCAGTGGAAGAGCCCTTGGCGAAGGTTACGATTTTAAGTTTTTTAGATATAATGGTAGTTGGAGCGAGGTTATGGTTTTAGATTGGGCTAATGGAAGAGTTGGTATTGGGACAAATTCGCCCGAGGCGCCTCTTCACGTTTATGGTAATCCTTTTACCGCAAATGGAATAAATATTAGTAGTTATTTAAGACCTACTAATAATGCGAGTGTGGGAGGACCGAATTCGGTTTGGTCGAGTTCTTATACTGATCGTGCAGTAAGTATATTTGCGGAATATAGTATTTTTTCCAAATATGGTTATGTTGGCGCAAGTGACAAAAGAATAAAAGAAAACATAGTAGAAATTGATGATAATTTAGCATTAAAAAAGGTAAGAGATATTAGTTGTTGTTGGTATAATTATAAGGATAAGGTAGAAAAAGGAGATGGTAGAGTTTTGGGTTTTATAGCTCAACAAGTTAAAGAACATTTACCTGAAGCTGTAGGTAGAATAAAATCTATTATACCTAACGAAATGAAGAAAATTCATTCTTCTTGGAATGAGACGAAATTGTCTTCAAATGACCTACAAGATGTAAGTGGAATAAAATACCGATTTTATGTAAGTAATGATGTTGGTGATGAAGAAAAAAGGGTAGAATTGGTCGGGGATGAAAATAATTGTTTTACGTTTAAAGAAAAGTGGGAAAATGTCTTTTGTTACGGTAAAGAAGTGGATGATTTTCATACTTTAGACAAGCAAAAACTGTTTGCTTTAAGCTTTTCCGCGACTCAAGAAATCGATAAAATACAACAAGCAGAAAAAGCCAAGCTCGCAGCAACAGAAACAAAATTAGCAGCAGCCGAAACAAAATTAGCAGCAGCCGAAACAAAATTAGCAGCAGCCGAAACCGAAATCACAACACTTAAAACACAATTAGCCGCAGTATTAGCACGATTAGATGCTTTAGAAAACGCCTAACTCTTTATATTTTAATAGTTTTTGTAAAAAAATATTAAAATATAAAAATATAAAAAAATATAAGTCTATTTCTATATATGTCAAATTTAAATCAATATACAGTAAATATAGTAAATGCCGATGAATTATATGTCCAAGGAAAAAAAATACAAAACTTAGACATCGGGACATTAACAACATATAACCAAACATATGGCGTTGGTATAAGTACAGATAACCCAAGATTAACACTTGATATTAATGGTACGGATGCTATGAGAATTCCTATTGGAACAAACGCTCAAAGACCTCTGGTAGCAAGACCAAATATATTTAACGATCATCCTACTTTAGTTAACGCTGCCAATAATCGTTTGGAAGGATGTATAAGATATAACTCATCATTGGCATTGTTTGAAGGGTGGTCTACAGGAAATGGCCAATGGGAAAATTTAGCAAATACATCAAATTTTAACATATCAAGTAATGGAAATGTTGGTATAGGAGGAATCAATTCCAATTATAAATTATATCTTAATGGAAACTCATATTTTAATGGAAATCTTAGTATAGGAGGATATAATTCCAGTTATAAATTATATCTTAATGGAAACTCATATTTTAATGGAAATGTTGGTATTAAAACAACTGGTAACCCAACACAAGCTTTAGATATAAATGGTAATTTAAGACTTAATGGGAATTTAATGATGACTGGAAATAAGAAATTACATATAGGTCGTTATAACAACAATACACCTTCCATGACAGATGGTGCTTGTGTTTACATAGGGGGGGGGCATAATACCACAGCAATGACGAAAACTTTACTAAAAATAGCGGATTATAATAATGAGTCCACAACCTCCTCTAATAAAGTAGTCCATTTTATCAGTGAAAATCTAACTGGCTCAGATGGTGGTGGTGATGATTATTATTTTCAAGCAGCGACGAATGGTGGTTATCATTATTATAGAGGCTATTTGGGTATAGGGACATCTCCGTCATCTTCATACCGAATTAATGTAGATGGTACATCAAAATTTACAAAAGGTATGTTAATAGATGGCAGCGACGATAATCATTATGGATTAGAAATAACAAGTGGCATTTATTATAATGATACTACCTACAGAAATTATTTCCAGGGTAGTTATAGTGACGCCTTAACGTATAGTACATATTTACGTAGTTATACTTATTCGTGGACGAGTACAAGATATTACAGCTTAATAGAGAGAGGTGCTTCTTTTTACAATAGAACTTATGGTTCTACGGGTAAAGTCAGTATTAAAACAGCATATGGTATTCATGCTTCAAAATTTATTGTTAATAGTGACGAAAGAATAAAAACAAATATTGAAAATATTCCCGATAATTTATCATTAGATATTATCAGAAAATTAGAAGCAAAATACTATAATTATATAGATATCGTTAATAGAAGTACAATAAAACAAGTTGGGTTTTTAGCCCAAGATGTACTTAAGCATATCCCCGAAGCTGTTAGATTCAATAAAGATTTCATTCCTAATGAAATGAGACTAGTATCTACTCCAGTATGGACAACATTTCATGATTTATCAGGTAATTTAAAATATAAGTTAACTATTTCAGATTTAGAAGACCCATCTGGTAATACACGATATCGTTTCATTATTAGTGACGATGCCGATGGAATTAATGAAATTAAAAAAGAAATCCCATCTTTAGAAAATGAACCTAATAGCTTTGTATTTGATAAAAAATGGAATAATGTTTTTGTATATGGTAAAGAAGTAGATGATTTCCATGTTTTGGATAAAGCTAAAATTTGGGCAGTAGCATATTCTGCTCTACAAGAAGTTGATAGAATACAACAAAGGGAACAAACTAAATTAAAAGAGGCGGAAAGTAAAATTAAAAATTTGGAAAATCAGCTCGCTGGTGTATTATCAAGGTTATCCAATCTCGAAAAAAATTGAATTGCTTTTAATTAATAAATTAATAAATTATTAATTAAATAAAATGGCAGCCATGGGAAAAAAAACATATCGTTTTAAATTTTCATCAACATTTTTGGATATGTTAACTAGATTTTCAATTGTTCACCAATATGACACGCCAAAAGATTTTAAAGAAGCTTTTGAATCATTCAAAGATGATTTTAAAAATGAAATACAATCAGAAATAGATATTTTAAACAAAAATGGCTATGAAGGTGATGCCGTCGATAAGATGTATAAAAGCGCCAGATACTACTTTAAAAAGAAAGATTATTCACAAAAAAATAAAACAGAAAATATACGACGTAAATATATCAGACAAGATAGAGATTTTATTTGCGCAATTGATGATCATGTTGAGAGTGTTATTGGCGAAAGAAAACCGTCTCAAGGATATGAACTTTTTAAAGAAGAATGTGTTGAAGAGTATAATAAAGAACAAGAAAGACTTTCAGAATATTTTGATGAAAAGATAGATATTGAAAAAAAAATTAAAAAAACATATAAAAATCGTTATTTTATTTATCAAAAATTAACCACGGCTTAATTATCTTTGCTTTTCATAAATAAATTTTTGAAATTAGAAAATGAAATTTCATTTTTTTCGTCCCTTTTTTCTTCTGACTTTCTTAACCAGTCAAAGTCATTCACCTTTCCCATAAATAAATATTTATTAGCTTTCTTTGCCACTACCTTTTTCCTATCTATAATTTCTTCTTCTTGTTTCTTTTCTACCGAAAGTCTACTTTTTACAAATACACAATCATCGACGAGCTCTTTTTTTAGTGCTTTTTTTTCAGTTACATTTTCACATTCTTTTCTATCTTCTTCTTTTTTCTTTTCTTCTTTTCTATCCAAATCTTCGTGTTGTTCTTTAATATTCTTACGTCTATCTACATATAATTTTGTGCAAAAATTCATAATTACAAATTTCCTGGCAACTGTTTCAAGATAATCATATTTAATATTTTTATCATTACACCAATATTCAAATCCTTCACGGTCCTTATTATATCTCATAATAACGATGCCATTTGGTGTTTTTTCCAACACCGATGTATTTTTTGTTACTTCACTATTGCGAGATATGTCTTTCTCCATATCATCTAAAGAATATTTATCTTGATACTTCTTCTTAATTTCCTTTTTCTCCGGCAAAGGTACCAGCATATATTTTCCTATAATCCACGAACTGACACAAAAGCCTGTTGCGTAAATAATAGATGTCATCAAAAATAAATTAGTATAATCATACCAAGTCATTGTATTATTTCCCGGATTCAGAAAATCTCTTTCGCAAAATGGGTCATTATTAAACATACAATGCTCCATATCTCTGTTAATTATGAATAAAATATTTTTAACTTATTTTATTATATTTATTTTATTTCTCATCATTTATTAGATGACAAAGCCAAAAAAAAGAAATGGGTATTACTATTTTAGTGATTTTCCAGATTTTAAACCAAATTTATCTCCAAGACAAATGTTTAAATTAGGTAGCTTTGGCGGTACTTATTGGCGACCTATTTATTCATCTGTTACTAAAAAAAAATACAAAAATGTCCATAAAAAATATCCCGCTTCATGGTGGAAAGGTATCCCAGAAAAAGAATTAACGAGCAGCAAATATGATAAAAAACTCAATAAATATGGTGTAAAAGTAGGGACAAGTTTAGAATTTTGGGAAGGAAAAAAGTGGATAAAGAAAAATCACCCATATGGGTGGGTTCATTGGTATTGCGATTTTTTTATGGGAAAACGATGTCCCGATGACGAAAGACAAGTAAAACGCTGGAAAGCTCTAGCCGGAGAAAGGGGGAGATTTATGCGGTTTTTAGTCACACAAGTCATGAAAAAGGGCACAAAAAAGGACTGGGATAATCGTGATATAAGTCCAAAAATACGCCAAGTATTACAACATTGGGGTTACAAACTAATAAAGAAGGACTTTAATAAAGAAATAAAACGACGAAAGCGTCTAACAAGAAAAAAATAAAAAAGTATAATATAAATGAAAAAAGATGAAGATTATTTATATTATACAATACAAGAAATTACTGTTCTAGAAAATATGCTGCGTAATTTAAAGATACGTCAGAGACATATACTTAAGAAAAAAAACCAACAGGGTTGGTTAGATTATATATTGGAATGGCTGGGTTATTAGAGCATTTTTTTGCGAAGTTCAAACAAATTTTTAAGTTCTTCGCTCAAATCAGGCACCTCATACAAAAGATATGAATTATTGTAATTATTGGGATGTAAGCATACCAAACACATTTTGCCTATTTTCTTACCATAATTTTTCTCAAGAATAGCTTTATATGTATTGAGTTGTAGAGAATAATGCCAGAAATTTGAATTTGGAAAATGTTTTATACACTCGGTTTTGGCGTTTTCCCAGCGATTATCTTTCTTAATTTCTTTACATCTTTTCCAGTCATAAATGTCTATGGTACCGTCTGGGTGTTCGTATGTCATATCAATGGAACCGGCTAGTTTAAGTTCTTTATCCCATACCATCCACTCTGTTCTGAATGGTTTAAGATGTTCATGATCTTTTTCAAATGATTCAAAATACTGCCATTCTTTACAGTCTTCTTCCACTTCTACATCCATGTCATTGTAAAAACATTCAATATCGTAATGCATTTTTGTACCAGCTTTACTGGCTTCAATACCGTTTTGTTTCCATAGATGTTTTATTTGACCACGTGTACATCCAAAGTACTTATTTTGCGGCCATTTTGGAGAATTCATCATTTTACTGATGATTTTATCGGCATTGAAATATGGGAAATGAGAATGGTTCCATTTAGTTACAGAAGTAAATGAACTGTCACCATCAATTGTATAAATATGTGGTCCCTCATCAAATAAAATTTGTTCATCGCGAGGATGCGGATTTTTTTCGGCTAAATATGTTGGGGGCTCCATGGTAATAATATTAGTATTCTATTTTTTAAATGATTATTGTTCAATTTATAATCATTTAAATGTACATCTCGTGAAATGGTCGCCGCATAGTAAAAAATACTTTCTTTGATAATCTTTTGATATCGTCGTAAAATTTGAAATAATTTTTTGTTAATATGAGAAGTGTTCCTGCGGCAAAGGCAATGTGTCGGTCATACTTAGTAATTCGGCGCTCTTCCCATGGCCAAAATAAATATACTAAAATAACCCCAACATATAAAGCAAATACATCCTCAATCATTTTTTCTAATTCGTCACTGTAATTACTAATGTGGAGATGATTGATAATATATAAAATTACAATGGCGGCTTTCAATATAATAAAAAGTTCGTGATATAGTTTCATTTATATATTCTGGAGAGAAAAGTTGGTGGGAAATTATGCCGTTTCTAAGGCTGTTAATCTTGCTACTAAATCTGTTATGGTGGTTTCTAATGATGTTACTTTATCTTTTAGTGTTGTGATTTCGGTTTCGGCTGCCGCGAGCTTGGCTTTTTCTGCTTGTTGTATTCTATCTATTTCCTGTGTCGCTGAGAAATTTAATGCAAACAATTTTTGCTTATCTAAAGCGTGAAAATCATCAACTTCTTTACCATAACAATATACAATTTCCCACTCTTGCTCAAAAGTAAAACAATTATCTCTATCTCCAACCAAATCTACGATTTTTTCATTATCACTAATATCATTACCAACATAAAATCGGTATTTTATTCCACTTACATCTTGTAAGTCAGTTGAAGACATTTTATTACCATTCCAAGAAATGTTTTCTAACAATCTTAATTCATTAGGTATAATAGCTGGGTGGGTTGCGACAGCCACAGGTAAAACTTCCTTAACTTCTTGAGCAATAAATCCAATTGTTTTTTCGTTTCCTTTTGTAAATTTATCCTTGTATTCATAATACCTACAGGGTATTTGTCTTAACATATTTAATGCTTTATTATCACTAACATCAACTATGTTTTCTTTAATTCGTATATCACTTGATACAAATATGTTTCCTGCCGTTCTAATATCGTGACTTGCGTAAATGGATATACTATAATTGTTTGCGGTAAAAGTGACGACTGAAGTTGCTCCACTCCATATTCTACGACCACCAGAAATGTATTTTGTAACATTACCATCAACGTGAAGAGCCGCCTCGGGCGAAGATGTGCCGATGCCCACTTTTATATCATCATTTCCAATTCTACACATATTATCCCCTGTTACTGTAGCCCACTCTCCTATACAAATTGTATTCGACTTGTCGGCCGTCGCCCCACTATTTTTGCCTATTGCGATATTGTTATTTCCCGACGCGATATTATATCCCGCTCGATATCCCAAAAAAATACCATGTTGGCCACTGGTAACATTGTACCCCGCCTCGTAACCAAAAAAATTATTATATCCACTCCCAGTCATAACACCGTTGTGTCCCGCTCTATATCCCATTATATTATTATAATGCCCTGTTGTAAATTTATTACCCGATTGATATCCAAATATATTATTATGTGTACCTGTAGTCAATTCATACCCCGCCATATTACCCAAAATATTATTATTAGTACCACTTGTTATTTTATACCCCGCCATCCGTCCAAATATATTATTCATCCCATTCCCAGTCATAACACCGGCACCAGCAGCCTCTCCACCCATTATATTATTATAAGTACCTGTGGTAATTTTATGCCCGGCTTTGTAACCAAATATATTATTAAATTCACCTGATGTAATATCATACCCCGCCGTCTCCCCCATTATAATATTATTTGTACCGGTCATGTTTGCGGCAGTTCCCGAACTTCCTTGTATAATAATGTTAGGGGTGTCCGAGTTTATTATTATTTTACCATTAGAGGCCAATTTTATATTACCATTCACTTCTAATTTCTCTCCAGGCGTACTCGTACCGATGCCCACTTTTATAGAACTATTTCCTATAATACACGTATTAGATTCTTCCGAGTTCGCGCCGTATCCTATACAAATTGTGTTATCTAAATCACCATAAGCATCCGCCGCATCATATTTTGGCCCAGAGGAATATCCTATTGCTACGTTATATTCCCCTGTCTTATTGTTGCTCCCAGCTGCGTACCCTACTCCAACGTTATTCCTCCCTGAAGATGTATTTCTTAAGGCAGCACCACCAACAGCAACATTATTCCATCCTGATGTCGTATTTTCTAATGCTTCAGCGCCAAAAGCTGTATTATTAGAACCTTCAGTACTTGACTTCATCGCCTCTGCCCCGACGGCTGTATTATAACTACCTGTTCCATGTATCTTCATTGCATCGAACCCGATAGCAACGTTCATACTATGAGTTCCGGAAGGATTATCAGAGTTTCTTATATACGTGTTTTTTGTGTCTGCGCCGGACAGTATGCGAATACCATTACAACTTATATCTCCTGCTACTTCCAATTTCTCTCCGGGTGAAGTTGTGCCGATGCCCACGTTGCCATTGCTTCCCAGTATTGTCATTTTAGTTGTAGCAGAACTCGCCGCATTACTATTATTAGTATTGAAATATAAATTGCTTCCCGATTTAATATACATGTAACCTGAATGTGGACCTAAAAGCTGCGTCCCGATGGTCACGTTACCCGTGAATGAAGGACTCGCAAGTGGTGCTTTTAAAGCTAAACTATTTGTAACAGTCGCCGCGTAATTCGCATCATCTCCTAATGCTGCGGCCAATTCGTTAAGTGTATCCAATGCTCCTGGTGCGCTGTCAACTAAACCAGCTATTTGATTATCCACATATGTTGTTGCTGCTTTGCTATTTATTACCGATTCAACATTAGTTATGCTGCCAATGTTAACTGTACCATCATTCAATATATGCATTCTTTCCAATGAACTTCCACCATCGGGTCCCGTTAAGAACTTTAAACCATCCGTATTATCTGCTGTTATCGTAACCTTTTGATTAATAGATGTCACACCACCCAAACTTCCCCAGTTGCCATTGCTATAGCCTTCAAATATGTTATCGTCTGTATTGTATCTTATACAATAATTCGCATCTGCATCAGCTGGTCTATCACCACCAGATGCCGCCGATATTCTATTTCCAGCAGGAAGTCTTAAAGCGTCTGTGCCATTAATATCAAGTTTTACCTTTGGATCATTTGTACCGATACCCACATTATTTGAAGGATGGTCTGTTAATAATGCTGCTAAACTAGGATGAGTTATTTGTGCACCATTAACATATAAATCTTTAGTATACAATCTATCAATTGTAAATTGTGCCGCGGCCATATATAACTTAAATTCATAAAAAAAATAATAATATTACTCTTTATATTATGTTTAAAGTCAGTAAACAAGTCTATTTAGATACATTCACAAAGTGCTATAAAAATATAGTAATTCTCTCTAAACTACCTGAAAATGATACTCAAATAAAAAAATATGTAAGAACTATTCCAAGAAATAAATTATCACCCTTCAAAACATTTGATTGTTGTAATGAACAACCCCATTGTGTTCACGCATTTATAAATCCGGATAGCAGAGAATTTATTTCAATTGAAAAGATTGATGAAGTTATTTATGTACTTACTACACTGGGTTACATGATTGATTATGATTTAACAAAAATTATGCTTAAAAATAAAACAGACAAAAATTTACTTTTTTATATGATTAAAAGACCTACACAATAAATTGAATGATAAAAATTATTATTATTTATCATTTAAATAATGGCTGATAACGAATTTATTATCGATTTTGATAATTACGATGAATCTTTTCATAAAGAAATAATGGAATATGTAAAATCACTAAATGAAATAGAAATAAAAGCTATGAAAATAGCTCAGGACCATCTTGAAACATCATTTAACATAGTAAAAAGCATTGGGTTCCAAAAATGGAAAAAAAATCTATGATTATATTAATGGTATTGGAAATTGATATTAAAGAAGAATTAGATGAAAATAATGAGAATAAAATGATAGTTCAAAAAGGCGGTGAACCTATGCATCCTGCTGCTATTGTAGCATTAACACTTGCTGGTATAGTAGCAATACCCGCTGGAATTTCATTAATAGCATTTATACAAGCTAAGAAACGAATAAAAGAAATAAAAAAAGAAATTATTAAAGAAATAGAAAATAATATGGATGAAATTAGACTTAAAAAAAGAAAAGAAAAACACAAAGGTCACGCAACTAAGCTTAACGATGCCAGCTATGAAACATTAAATACAATAAGTGAATGGGAGGATAACAATATTACAATAAATACGTTCAACCTAATAAATAGTGAAAAATATGATGATATATTAAGGATTATTGTAGAAGATATTATTTTTCCTACAATTAATGATGTGGCACTCAGTATTCTTTTTAAAAAATTTAAAAAATCATTTGAATCAAGAAAAAAAATATCAGTGGAAGAATTAAATGAAGAAATTATGAACAAAATAAATACTGAGATACCTAGAAGACTTTATTATCCATGTGTGATTAAGGGTGGCAAACCATGTGATTCCGCGAAAAGAAAAAAAAATATTGAAATAATTCAAGAAACATTCAAATCATTATGTAATGGTGTGGAATTTAATAATCAAAAAATAGAAGATTTTGTTGATAAAGATCCAAAAAAAAAAGAAAACACTTTATGGATTAAAAACAGCAACGACAACAATACTGGGGATGGTTGTGATATTAAAGCTGTAATTAAAGAAAAGGTGGGTGACGTTATATGTGAAGCAATTAATAATATACAAACAATGCCCCTGGAAAATAAGATTATAAGTAAATTAAGTGGTGGTGAAATAACAGATATGAATAATTTAAATGATAATATAAATGTTTGTAAGAAAGTTTTATATTTAAGACCAATTAATTTTGGTTTAAATACTACCATGATGTTAACAAAAAACGCAAAAATGATATTAACAAGTGAATCGATAAGTAAAATTAAAAATGAAACTTGTATAAATCTAGTTAAAAATATTATATCTGATATAGTAAAAAAAGTACAAAATCAAATGACTGAAAGTTTAAAAGGTGTTATTGAAAAATATAATTGTGCTGGCAAACAAATGAAAGGTGGTGCTGTCATATCAAAAGGGAGTTACGGATGTATTTTTAAACCCGCCATATTATGTTCATCTGGTAAAAATAGCAAAAGTAAAAAATATATATCAAAACTCATGCTTAATGAACCCTTTTTTAATGAACGGGAAATGCGAATTAGTGAATTAATTAAACAAATACCCAATTATAGCAAAAGATTCAGTCCTATTTTATCCTTGTGTGATATTGAAATCAAAAATATAAAGGATAAAGATATTAAAAAATGCGATGATATTGTAAAGCATGGTAAAAATTATCAACCAGTTATAGGTAAAGTACGACTTGTACATGGAAAGGACTTACATGAAAATTATAAAACAAAACCCAAAAAAAAGTTCTTACAAATTTTATTAAAATCATACCCCATTTTACTGGATTCAATTAAATTACTTGAAGATAAGTATATTGTTCATCATGATATAAAATCAAATAATATTATCTATGATGAAAAAAATAATAAACCCATAATAATCGATTTTGGATTATCTTTTTCTGTAGAAAAAATTGTTGAACTTAGAAAAGCCTTTTATGTTGAGTGGGCTCCACAATGGACTTTATGGCCCATTGAAATACATTATCTTGGATTTGTAATATCTAAAAAAAGAAATATGTATGAAAATGAATTAATTTCATTCACCAAAGAATATAATAATTCACATTCAGTTATTAAAAAATTTCAACATTTAATACCAGAATCAATTAAAAATATTTTTTATACTGAAACATATAATACGCTTAAGAGATACAATAGCAAACCTTTAGAACAAACCGTTAAATTTATTATTAATAATCATTGGAAAACGTGGAATAATTATTCTTTAAGCGTAACAGTTTTATTACTATTTTTATCGGTTTACAAAGACGCAATTGAAATTAATGACTTTAATAAAAAATTTATAAAAATGCTCCTTTTAAATATACACCCTAATCCAAAATTTAGATTATCTTTAAAAAATACAATGGAAACATACAAAAATATGTCATTGTTGTTGAATCAAATGGATATCATATAATTAATGAATAAAAGTAAATTATTCATTAATATTTTGTTAATAGTTATTTATTTTCGCGCCCTCTTCTTTCTACCCTTTTTAGCCGTTTTTTTCTTAGAACGTCTTCTCTTTCTCCTTTTCTTAGTTTGCTTAGCGGCAACAGTAGTGCCGACTTTTTTGTAAAGTTTTTTTCTTTTGATCATCTTTAAAACTTCTTTAAGACTCATCTTGGGGTGAGCCTTTTTAGTTTTTTTAACAAATTCAATCCACGCATTAACCATTATACATTATAAATAGAAAAAAATTGAAAAAATAATAATAATAATAAAATATATTAAACTAAATATGTCTAGATTTAACGCATTTAATACTTCTACTCGAACTGAAAATAAACCGAGCAAATTTAATAAGGATAATAAAAATAGTCAGAAAAAATCCAGATGGGATAATTTAAAAACTGATGGGGATTCATTTTCTAAAGGTTCTAATAATTTCTCATCCGATAGGTTTTCATCTGAGAGATCTTCATCTGGTAGGTTTTCATCTGATAAGTTTTCAGATGATAAGTTTTCAAATAAAAGTAATTTTAAAGGTCGTCACCGTAATAAACGTGTTTATAAAAGCAGAATATCTAAAGAAGAATTAGACAAGAAAATGTCACTACGCGGTTCTAGGCAAATGGGTATTTCATTTGATGATATAATTACAAAAAAAAATAATAAAACTAAAAAATCTTCAGAAAAAATAGAAAAAAAGGTTGTGAAACCAGTTCCGAAAAAGCTACCTGAAAATGAAAAAATGACAGATAATATGAAATATTTTATACTGAATCAATTTTATGAAGAAGACGAAGAGGAGGATGAAGAAGGTGGTGGTGGAGAAGAAGATACAGAAGAAAATATACAGGAAGACGAGGATATTATTGATTTTAATTAAGTTTAAATAATAATCAAATACTTGTATGATAATATATATGGATGATTTAGAACTGGATATAAATGATGATGATATATCACTTGAGAAGGAATTTAATGAAGAAATTGAATATAATGATTTTTATAAAAAAAATGTAAGATATATTAATCTATTTTTTTTTTATTTGGATAAAAATAAAAACATTATCAGAATTCAAAAAGAAAAGAAACATATTGATAATAATGTTATTTTTAAAAAAGAATTATTAGATATTATAGAAAATAAGGAAATTTTCTTAAATAAAAAATATACCATTAGAGACATTTTGAAATATAATTTTAATTTGGAATCCGAAAACGTTTATGATTTTATAAATTCTTCATCAAAATATAAATTCTTAATTCCTTTAAAAAATATTAACGACATATTTTGGGAGAAAACAATTGAAAAATTTAATCATTTAAATTCATTATATTTTATTTTTACAAATAAAAATTCAATGCTTAGTAAAACCAAAAAAATATATTTGTCGAAAAAAAAGAGAAAAACAAGTAAAAAAAGATTATTTAAAAAAGCACTACCAATTGTAAAGTCAGATTTTATTAAATTGAATTAAATATTTAGAAACTTATTAACAGTTAGTATAATATATCATGCTTTCTAGTCAAGTTGCTCAGTTGATAGCCAATTCTTTAATAAATGATAAACCAAAGTATAAAACAGTTGTCCCCGACCTTTCAGAGTTGAGCGAAATAGAGTATTGTGAAGGCGAACATGAATATACATGTTGTCCAATTTCGATGGGTGAATTTAAAGATGGAGATACTATTGTACAATTACCATGTTATCATATATTTGATAAAGATTCAATCATAGAATGGGTGACAAACGAAAAGGCGAACTGTCCCATTTGTCGTTATAAATTAAAGTCTAAGGAGGTTTTATGTGAACCAGAACATCCTCCACCCCCACCACCCACGTCTGCTGCTGGTGCTCCAAGTTCTGCTGGTGCTCCAAGTTCTGCTGGTGCTACAAGTTCTGCTGGTGCTCCAAGTTCTGCTGGTGCTCCAACACAAGATATTTCAAATAATGTAGCCAATGTTGGTCAAAACGACCCTTCTGGGAATGATAATATGTATGATTCTATTTTAAATATGATAACAACCCCAAGAGAGAGGCAAAATACTGTATTTCGTGCTTATTTTCAAAGAGCTCTCGGAGAAATAATAAATGACCTACAACAACAAAATGACATTATAAGTGTACCTGATAACAGCAACAATGTAAATTATATTAGTCATTTTAGAAACTTTAATAGACATGTAGTACAAAGAAACAACGCACCTGGTTACGATAATGATTTACACGATGTTGCGTTACAAACAGCTCTCATGGAAAGTATGAGAGACCAAAATGAAAATTAAAAATTTGTTATATATATATGAAAAATATATATGTAATACTAGGACATAAATTAAAAAAGAATTCAAATATATCAAAAACATTAAAATCAAGATTAGATAAAGGAGTAGAAAAATATAAAAAGGGTGACATAATC